ATCATCATCACCAAATTTTCTAGCATATTCTATTCTAAATGCCATCATCTCAGCATATTTTGTAAATACTGATTGATCTTTAATCATAAAGTTACGAACTTTATACTCAGGTATATTTGTTGTTCTAGCCATAATATGTTTTGCTTTTCCAACTCTTAATGGAGAGTTGTGTCCAAAAGGATCTGTACCATTATCCTTAATATTATTGACAGTTTCTTGTGCAAACTTATTAGCTTTTGCAATAGTATTAATACCTATATCTTTATAGCCATTACCAGTCCATATTGTTACAAATCTTTGTTCTAAAAAATGTTGTGCAAATATATCTACTAATTCGGCTTCATTTTCTTTACTTGCATTTATTTTAACAACATCATAATAGATTGGCATTCTATAGTTTTTTCTAGTAGGCTCGTATCTTTCTGCAAATTTCAATCTTTCTTTTAATTTGTTTCTATTAATAGCTAATATCTTGGTAAAGTAAGGATCTTTTTCTAATTCTATTCTTAAATCATAATCATCAATTCTTCTTTGCAAAGCAGGAAACATTTTCTTTGCAGATGATCTATCTACAAATGCTCCTGTGTCTTGTGCAAGTTGGTCAAAGTATTGATTGAATGCCTCTATTTTTCTTATAGCTTCTTTTTTAAACTCAGGTAGTTGAGGATAATATTTAGCTTTCCATTTATCATCACTCATTAGAATATTTAGTTCTATCATTTCATCAACAAACTCTTGTGGTGAAGGATACTTTGTTCCTCCAGTGACAGAATTAATATATGCAGTCTGTGGTGCTTTACCTAGCTTTTCTTTAGCCTTAACATAAGGTGTAACTAAATCAATACCCATAACTTGACCAGTGCCATCTGACTTTTGTAATTCATTCATATAAATTTTACGAAGATCTTGCTCTAGTGCAATGCCTTTTCCATTATGAACATTTTGCATTGAGTCAATAGATCGCAATGGCGCACCTTCTACTGGAACACTTGCATTGTGAGCAATATCTAAATGTAATTTCTTTATTTCAGGTGGTACTTGATATCCATCATAACCATATATCTGCATTCTTCTTGAAGGTAAAAGTTTATTAGCTATATTAAATCTATCAATAGTTTCCTCTTTTAATCTTGTTGGTCCTACAAACTGTTTACTAAAATCATTTGCTTGTGCAGTAGCCTCTTCACGAACTGCAGAATCTCCTAGACCTGCATCAGTTTTTTTATTTGGATTTTTTCTATTTGCATACTTTTGTTTTAGTTTACCATATCGATTGGCAACACCTCTTGCACCTCCACCAAGTAAGCCTGAGAACACAGTGTTACCTGCAATATTAACAAGTGTTTCTTGTGTTGTATTATAAGGATCAAAAGGCGCACGGATAGCTTCAGACCCTACACCAAAAACAAAACCTACCTTGGCTGATTCTTTTGCCACACCAAATGCAGACTTTGCTCCCCAAGCAGCACGAATCCCTTTACTAAATACTGGGTGAAAAAATGCAATGTTAAGAGGATCAACCACACCTGCAACAACATGAGATGTAAGACCTGCTCTTTCAAACATTCGTCTGTTCTCATCAATGGCTTGTAAAGATTGTTTAATAAAATTATAATGACCTAGATTCTTTGCTCGT